GGCGGCGGCGTTGTTGACAGATTGCGTGAGCTTGGTGCGCCAGTCAGAGGTATTAATGTTGGCGAGGCTCCAGCTATGGGTAAGACGCATATGAACTTGCGCAGTGAGCTTTGGTTTAAGACGAAGGGTTGGCTTGAGGATAGGTCGTGCAAGTTGCCGAATAACGATCAGCTGTTGGCGGAGTTGACGGCGATCCGATATAGCTTCACGTCATCGGGCAAGATGAAAGCTGAGAGTAAAGATGAGATGCGCAAGCGCGGGTTGAAGTCGCCCGACCTTGCAGATGCTTTGTGCCTGACGATGGCCAGCGATGCTGCAACTGCATTGTCTGGGTCAATGTCAACGTGGAGGCAATCGCTCAAGCGTAATTTGAAAGGCATTGCATGAAGTCAATACCATTTCACAAGCTATCACCTAAGATGAAGAATGTCCGTATGAATCAATGGATTAAGACATACATTGGCAAAGGCTTGAGCTTGGAGGAAGCGCAATTTGCAGCTCGCTGGCGCGCTGGCCATTGGAAGTTGTCTGCCCGCATGGAAAAGATTATGGATGACTTGGGTGAACTATGATATTGCGGGGAATACACCCTGCGTGGCCTTTGTCAAACAAATGTGCTAATGTGCAGAAAATTTAGAGGACGATGATATGAAGACTTGTAAAGGTTGCTCCACCCCTGCCGGATGCAAACGTGCTGGCGGATGTTTATCTAAAAAATACGGGAAGTAAGTTTTGGCTGACGATATGCTTACACTTAATAAGCTAATCAAGGCTATTGGTCAGCGCGAAAGTAGCGGCCGCTTTGATGCTATTTCTGATGGTGGCGCTGTTGGCCTGCTTGGCATTATGCCGGAGGATGCGATGCGAGGATTCCGCCGCGGCGTACCAACCGTTTGGGACGTGGCGGGCAATCTTGGCTTTGAGCCAGTTGATAAATCAAAAAAGTCAGCTATCGCTTTGTTGAAAGACCCGGAAGTAAACATAGGTATAGCTGTCCCTTATCTTGTTGAATTAATGAACAAATACGACGGCAATACGCAAGACGTTTTGACGGCTTATAATGCTGGCCCCGACAAATATGATCGCTCTGGGCTTGACCCATCGCGATTAGATAAGGCAGAGCAGAAAACGTATGCTAAAGATGTTGCTAAAGATTACTTTGATATTTTTGGCACAGCGCTTCCAGAAAACCTAGGTGTGCTTTCGTCTCCTCGGCCTAAGTCTCGCCCGAAAGGACTGTTACAGTAATGGCAATCACAACTTACGCAGAGCTAAAGTCTAGCATAGCCAACTGGCTGAACCGCGATGATCTTACGGCGGTCATTCCTGATTTTATCAGTTTGACTGAGGCTGGCATTAATCGTGACTTGCGGCATTACAAAATGGTTGAGCGTGCTGACGCTACGCTTGATAGTCGTTACGTGCAGGTTCCGGCCGATTGGCTTGAAACTTTGCGGTTTAGTTTGACGACCAACGGAACAAGCCCGCTTGAGATGGCCAGCCTTGACGATATGATTAAGTATCGCCAAAACAACTCAAACGCCACTGGCGCGCCAAGGTTTTACTCTCACGCTGGCGAAAGCATTGAAGTATTTCCAACGCCAGATGGTGAGTACGGTATGCAGCTTATGTACTATCAGTCAGTTACAGAGTTAAGTGATTCAAACACATATAACTGGTTGCTGCAGGACGCGCCGGACATTTACCTGTACGGCTCTTTGATTCAAGCTGCGCCTTACTTGAACGATGACGCCCGCGCTGAGACTTGGGCTGCGCTGTATTCCGCTGCCATGCAATCTTTGCAGAAAGCCTCGGACGATACTCGATTTGCTGGTTCTGGCCTGCGTATGCGCGTGACTAGCTATTAAACTAAAACTGGTGTATAACCGCCACAGATATATCTAACGGAGAAAAGACATGAGCTTTTCAAACTATCTAGAAACCGAAATACTTGATTTCGCGTTTACAACTGGAACAGCCACCCGCCCTACGGCTTGGTATATTGCCCTTTACACGGCAGCGCCCGGTGAAGGTGGTGGCGGAACCGAAGTTTCAACTGGTGGATATGCTAGGCAATCAGTAACATTTTCTGTTTCTGGCAACACTGCCTCAAACACTGGTGCGGTTGAGTTTCCGACTGCTACTGCATCTTACGGAACGGTCACGCACGTTGGCGTTTTTGACGCTAGCGCTTCCGGCAATTTATTGGCCTTTTCGGCTCTTAACACATCCAAAGCAATCGACACTGGCGATGTATTCCGCATCCCAACTGGCGACCTAGACATTACGTTAGATTAATTATGGCAGGTTACGGTTCAAGTAATTTTGGCACTCGGTTATTTGGGTTTGATGGCACTGTAAAAGATGCCGCCGCTCAGGTAACTGCGAGTGCATCTTTTACTTCTGTAGCCCTTGCTGTTTTTGACGCCGCTTCAACTGTTTTCGCTGTTTCTTCAGCAAGTGCAGTGGCGGAGAAAAAGTTTCTTGCCAGCGCCTCTATTACTGCAACCGGAACAATGGCAACTCTGGGCGTCAAAAACGCTTCAGCGTCAACAACAATTTTGCCGCAATTAACTTTAACAACAGATAGTCTTCGGATAAGGGAAAGTTCTTCTGAGGTTGCTGCATCATCTGGTGCAACATGTGTTGGCGGTTACACTGCCTTCGGGTCTTCACAATGTCTTCCAGTTTCAAGCACTACATGTGCGTCTGCGGTTATTTTTGAGAGCGCAGGAAGTATTGCTTCGTTATCGCAGTTTTTCGCCAATGGCCAAAAAACTGCGAGCGGCAGCGCAGTTATTGAGGCTAACGCAGCAACAACGGTACTTGCGAGATACAAGTGGCTAGATGCGCCGGAGCCAACTACATTGTGGACTGACGCAGCAGAGCCAACTACATCTTGGACGGAAGCAGATTATTTAGAGAGGGCCGCGTAATGGCTGATGGAACTACAACAAACTATAGCTTTGTTAAGCCCGAAGTCGGCGCGTCCGAAGACACTTGGGGTACTAAGTTAAACGCAAATTGGGACAGTGTTGATACTGTTCTTGGCGGCGTGACTTCGACAGAGTTGGCTGTGCTAAGCGGAGCGTCGGTAACTACAGCCTTAAAAATGCCCGCAGGCACAACTGCTCAGCGTCCTACTCCTGTAAATGGTATGTTCCGTTATAATAGCGATGACGCTGCCTTTGAGGGTTACGCCGACGGTGAATGGGGCGCGATTGCTGGCGGTGGCGGAGACACTCAAACAGCTACGACCACTAGCACCACAGAAACAGCAGTTGCAAGTTACGCTGCGTCAACTTCTCTTGGAATTGAGATTACAGTTATTGCTACGGATACGGTAGCAACAGAGCGCACTATTACTAAGTTGCTTGTAACCCACGATGGCACAACTGCTGTTGCCACACAGTATGGTGAAGTAAACACAGCCACAGCTGTTGCATCTTATGACGTTGATATTAGTGGAAGCAATGTCCGTTTGCTTGCTACAGCGGCCTCTGCAAATTCAACCAACTTCACAGCTGTTGCGTCGATCTTAGCATAAATATCTGACAAGGGGAAAGGTGAACCATGTCAAACAATAAAGACTTCAAAGTAAAGAACGGTATCCAGCCCACGGTCTACCAGGAGGCTGTGGGTACAGTTGTGTCTGGTAGTGTAGGGTACTCTTTAAGTTCTGCTAGTTATGATAGCAAGAGTTTTAGTACCGCAACACAAGACACAAACCCTTCTGATTTAGCATTCAAGTCAGATGGCTCAAAGCTGTTTGTCATGGGGCAAGCGAATGAAACGCTGTATCAGTACTCACTGTCTACAAACTGGGATATAGCAACAGCTTCATACGATAGTGTTTCGTTTCTTTTAACATCTCAAACAACGTCTGTTTTGAGTATGCACTTTAAGCCAGATGGTACTAAAGTGTACTTATCGTCAGCCGCACCAAATGATGAAGTCTTGCAATACTCACTGAGTACGGCTTGGGATTTAAGTACGATAAGCTATGACAGCAAAAGTTTTAGTGTTGCTTCTCAATCCACATCGCCATATGGTCTTTATTTTAAAACAGATGGCACAAAGATGTACGTTATATCTTCTGCGCCAAATGATACCTTATTTCAGTATTCACTAAGTACAGCTTGGGACGTGTCCACAGCAAGTTACGACAGTGTGTCACTTGGTGTAAGCTCCGTTGCTCCTTCGCCCTATGGCTTAGACTTTAACGCAGATGGGACAAGGTTATATGTTGTGGACATTGCTCTTGGCGAAGCTATTTATCAATATAGCCTAACCACTGCATGGGATATTAGTACGGCTTCATATGACAGCATTAGTTTTACGTTCTCATCGCAGGACATAAACCCAAGGTCTGCTGTTTTTGGTGATAACGGGACTAAGTTGTATTTGGGTGGATTGCAGAATGATAGCATCTACCAATACTCCACAGTCCTAGCCACCAACAGCCTAGACCTATCCACAGGTTCAG